GGCCGTCTCTACGCCCCCGAAATTACCATGGGAATGCACAGCACCGAGGAGGTTATAGACATACAGCACGAAGAGCCTAAGGCGGTTGCTGCAATTAACGAGGCTATTAAAAAGTAATGCAGTTTAATAACGACTTTGCGTTTGATTTAATTGTGGGGCAAATGGCCGAAAAGGAACTGGCTGCCGTGCTGCAAGACAAACGCATAGAAGTTAAAAGCGACAAGCGAGCCCATAAAACTGGTAATGTATTTGTAGAATACGAGAGCCGAGGCAAGCGCTCAGGCATTGCAACTACGCAAGCCGACTACTATTGTTTTGAGGTTAAGGGCACCTACATATTAATTAGCGTGCCCCGCCTTAAAATTATAGCGCGTAAGCACATTGGAACAGACAAAGACATAAGAGGAGGCGACGAGAATACCAGCAAAGGCATTCTGCTGCCTATTTTAGACTTGCTTAATGCGTAGAAAAGCCGTCACTATTATACGCTTTTAGGTATAATGTGTAATAAAACCGACTAAATTATATGTTTTTGCGTATTATAATACCAGTTACCGCGTCAAGTCGCTGGAATTAATAAGCGTGTAGGTAAAAGAGTTGCCCCATATTTCGGCAGAAATTTCACATATTGCCATAAATTTGTTAAAGTCTTGGGTGCGTTTAAACACCTGACAGCCTTCGCTCCAGCGGTCCACTCTTATAGAGTCTACGCCTGCCTTATGTATGTTAATGCCGAACACGCCGCGCTCGGTTCTCTCCTCTTGGTAGACGCCGTCGTTTTTAAAGTCTCTATACACTACCACTGGGCCGCATTGCCTTAGGGCTTTATACTTGCCTTGGTGTAAGCCTAACATGTAGGCGCCTCTATACTGCCCCGCTTTTAGGCGTGCCGTTCCTGCGCCGTTGTCAGTAGTAAACTTATAGGTTAACAATTCCCAGTTGTCTTTAACCTTATAGGCTAAAATTATGTCGTCGTCGAAGGCGTTAGTAACTTTAAGGCCAGTGCTAGAATTTCGCACGCCGATTATATTTAGGTTGTAGTCGCCCTCCTCAAACCATTTGTAACCTAGCCCCGTAATGGTCCGCTTTAATTGTGCTATATTGTACATGCTTAATTCGTTTTATAGGTGTAGGCTTCCATCGAGTATTGCTGTCCTATTTTGTGCCTATTGTAGCAAGGTTTAAGAATTAACCAGCGCCCGCCTAGTGGCTTTGGTGGCGCCCCTCTCTCTACATGCCAGCCGCCCTGCCCGTCGTTATATTCCTCTTTGTAAGACGGTGTCCTAATCATTAAAATGTCCTTAAGTTTTATAGAATTGTGACGGTCCAAGCGCTCTACTGTATAGGTTAACTCTGTGCTTTCGTGTACATGCCCCATCCAAATAGCGTCCGCGCCTTCTACCATTGTTTGCATGCGGTTAAATTGTATTACACCTTTTGTAACTGGTCCGCCACCGCCTGAGCCGTGAAAGTATTTAAGTTTATAGCTCATGTTAACTTCGCTGCTACTGCAATACTGCCATATTACCCAGCCACCATAGCCGCCAACTTGTATAGTGGCCCCAGTAACAGCGTTTAAAGCACTTACAAAGCGCTCTATAACATCCGTTTCACAGTGGCGAAGTATACTAGTCTCGTGGTTGCCATAGCCTATAACCTTAATGTTTTTGGCGTAAGGTTTAAACCATTCTACTGCCGTGTCTATAACCAAGTCTAAATAGCGGCTGCCGTTATGCTCTGGCCTTATGTCGGACTTGCTACGGCGCCCGTCATATTTGCCTTGCATTAAACAAAATAAATCTCCGTTAATAAGTATGTCGTGGCCTCCGTCTACTGCCTCTTGCATATGCTTAGCCAGTAGCTCGCGGTCGCAGTGTGGGTTGTCCCAGTGGCAGTCACTAATTAAAAGCGTTTTGCTTTCTACAAACTTAGAGCGGGTTATATAAACATTGTTAGTTTTCATAATAGCAGGGCGACAATAGTAACCGCCGCTAAAATAGTGCATAGGTTTTTAAAGCGTGTTACCTTTTTGTCTCTGGCCTGCAACTCGTCCAATAACTTAGACTGTATTTTGTCCTGCTCTGCAATTACCGCGCTGTCAATTTTGCGGTATTCACGGCACAGCGCTAACTGCTCGCGAGCCTCAGCGCCTTTTAATAAATAGTAATTACTTGCCGCAAGAGTCGAGGAGTCTGTGCATTGACAATAAGCGGCGGGTTGCTGTGCAGCTAGTGTCACCAGCAAGCACAATATAAAGCGTTTCATATTTAGTATTTAAAATTCGCTGGGTGTCGCGTAATGTTTTGTATTTAAGTTTAACGCGTTCTAGCGTGTCGTGCTGCATTGAAATGCTATTTACATACACATAGCGCTCTCGCTGCTTTCTATTCGTTTTAACGGCAAATAAAAGGGCATAAACTGCAAAGGCTATGCAAGCCAGTAAAAACAAGTCTAACGCAAAGTCTTTAAAGCGTTTCATCTGTAAAGAAGTTAGTAACAAATTTACCAACAGCGCCCGCTATACCGCAGGCCAGCATAAGTTTTGGGTGGTCAATGTTTAAACCAGCAACAAACAAGGAGGCAGCCGCTATGCTGTCCCCTAAAACTCTAAGGCGCTTAGGTGTCGGCTCAAAGTAGCTTTTAAACTTTAGCCTTGGCCTCTTGTTGGTTTGCATGACTTATGCTTGTTTTGGTGTTTGGTGTGCCGCCTTAGTTTCTTTTTTGGCTTAGGCGCCCAAGCTGCCGTAGTGTTTGCCTTTGCCATTACTTGAGGCGGTTAATTTTTTTACTCCAATAAATAATAGCCAACAGGCCCGAAATAATACCAACAAAAGCCAGAGCGAAACTAGCAACAGGTTGCCAAGTTTGCGTAAAATGTATGACAGTCGAGCTGCCAGAAATGGCCGTAGCAATGGCCGCCGTAGTGTCATTGTTAAAGTGTTTCATTTATTACAGGTTCTGGTAGTTTGCAGTAGTCAGAGTCTGGGTATTTCGCGCAAAAAGTTTTTAAATAGAGGCTGTCATCCCCACTAAAAGTATGCACCCCACACGGATTTGGGAATACCTCAAACGGGGCAAAACTTGCGGGGGGTTCTGCATAAAACAGAATGTCAACCGCCCATTTGTCGCTTAAAACTGCGGGGGTTTTCAATTCCATCGCGTCATAAACGGCGGGAGTAATCGGCAAAAATCCCAACTCAACCACCGCACAATCTTTGTAGGTGGTTGTTTCGCCCCCCTCGGGGTTGGTTGTGGTTTGTTCTATAAGTTTACGAAGGGTTGCCCATTCGGTGGGGGTAAATTCGAATTTTGCGAAGGTTTTTGTCATTGCTTAAATTGTTGTAAGTGAGGCAAGTTCTGCGTTTGTTAGGCGAGTTTTGAAAAGGACGGTTTCATTTATTGAATCATTCATTGAAAAACTATCCCCTTGAAATCTTTGACCAAGTAAAACTTCACTTGTAGTTGGAGGAGTTCCGCTAGTATCGGTTGCAATTTGTACACCATTCACATATAAAACAAAGTCATTGTTTTTGTATGCAAATGCTATTTTATAACGCCCATTTGTAATGTTTGAGCCAAATAATCCCGCAACCGTTGACCCTGAATTTTGAACGAAGCAATAAACTCTATTTGACCCGCCCGATTGTCTTTCAATGCCCAAAATTATACAATTATCCAAATTTGCAACATTGTTATTTAAGGCTAAAATAGAAATTATTGGCGAACCTGCTTCGGGTTTGACATTCCAATTTACATCAGCAAACAAAGTTCCCTCCGTCTGCCCAATCAAACTACTAATACCCGTTTTGAAACAAGCATCCGCCACCCTTGTTGCGCTTGATGATGTGGTGGGGATGTAGGAGGTGGGGTAACTGCTTTGCTCAATCTGATAACCATACGCCAAAAAATCCGCACTTAATGAGTTGCCCGTTGCATAGTTACTTCCTAAAATTGCAATTTCTAATTGTGTTTGCGATGCGGTTGCCGTACCCGTTCCCGTATACCTTACCCACTCGCTTGTCAAAGTGACTGGCGGTCTGCCAAAATCCCCAACTATTGAAATTGTAGGCGTTCCGCTCAATGATTTTAAGTAAACACTCCAAGTGTATTGTTGCCCGACTGATACTGAAATTGGGTATTGATAAACTTGTGAATAAGAATCATTTGAATTTGTACGGGCTAACTGAATCCGAACTGCGTTCTGCGTTCCATCGGGTGAAATTCCATAATTTTGAGTAATTACGGGATTAGTTCCTAAATAATTGCCTATTGCCCACGGACTTATAAACGATTGACTTTGTAGTGCCAAATTCGTACTCTGTTTCTCCAACAACAAACTAGGACACCCGCCCCCGCCATTTTGGTAGGTTAGGCGTGGAACATTTAAGCGGTCGGTAGTGGGGAAATAGGGTTTGGCGGTTGAGCCAATGTTGGCTTGAGGGAATGCCACATAAATCGCCTCGCTTCCCAACCAAGTGTTATACCCGCCAATAATTAATGTACTTGTAGTTGAATCTGCGGTAAATGTGTAAGTAAATTGTTGATACGAAGTTGTATAATTTACATTGTTTACGGGTGCAGTTCCCGCCCCATCTACACGAATTGAAACGCTACCGCTTGAATTTCCTTTTAAGTAAACAGAACAAGTATAAACTTGCCCAATTATTGTGCTAAATGATTTTAATATATAGGCATTTGTTGCAGAAGTTCCCGTAAACAATGCGCCAGTATTCCCGCCATTCGGGTCTGTTTGTGAATCAGTCCTATTTAATTCGCTTATCGTATATGACGAATCACTTAAAACACTTGAATAGGTCAACAAATTCCACGGGCAAACCTCAACCAATCCCGCCGAATTTACTCGCGTTCCGTTGGATGCACGGGTGAATGACAAATCGCCAGAGCCGTCGGACGGCACAACACTATAAACCGTGTCCTCTTTGTAGCCAGAGGGCACCATTACCAAACTGGCCTGATTTAATAAATCGCTCATTTTTTATAAGTTGTTAAGTTTTCGAAGTAAACAGCCGATGCCTTCGTAATAGCCACCGTCTGCAGTTACACGCGCTTTATACAACTTAACCAGAGCCCAGCCCTGACCTTTGTAAGCTGTTCCTCGCGTGCCAATTCCGAGGTTTTGAGTTACTAGCATTTTTTAATAACCAATTACAGAGCCGCTGCTAATTACAAAGCCAGTAATTTTATTGCCCTTGCCTGCTGGCAAGTATGCCCCCTGCTGAAAAGTAATACCACTCATACCCCTTGCACTTAGTACATTGGTGGCCGTGCCATTCTCTTGAGTAACTGTGAAGGAAGTGAAAACGGTATCCTCAGTTGGGACCACCGCGTCATAACTTACACTGGTAACGGTTGCAGCCGCGTGGTATTTAAACCCCTGCGAGCCTGCTATAATGTCTGCGCTTGCTTGTGCCATAGTGCCTGCAATTTACAAACACATTAAACGCAAGTCGTTAACAAATTAAACGCTCGCTATAATATACCACTGTGCCCCGTCGCTTATAATTGTTTTGCTGCCGTAAAGTTGGTTAATAGTTGTAGCCGTTGCCCCGTCTATATTGTAAGCGCCGCCGTCAATAGTTACTACATGCGAAGTGGCTGTCTTTTTAAAATAGTATTTTTTGCCCTTGCTCTCGGTGGCGTTTGGTAGGTTAATAGTTACATTGCCGTCCGTGCTATTACAAATAATTAACTCGTAGCCGTTAGTAATTGTGTGCGTTCCGTTGGTGTATACCACAGAGGCGTTATGCTCTTGTATATGCCAGTCTAGAACCTCTGTGCTGTCTTTGTATTCCAGCATGACTTCCCAGCGTGTATTTAGCGTAGGCTGTGTAGTCGGTGCCCCGTCGGCATAGTTTACTAAATGCTCTACTAGTCTGTCTGGTATAGCGCTTGTTTCTAGATTTAGTTTTGTAATAGCAAACTCATGGTAATTGAGTCGCTCGCGTATGGTCCGCTCCCCAGTCCTAGGGGTATACTCTCCACTCCCGCCTCCAGTTGCTAGAGTGTAGTCAGGTGCAAGCCCTAGCCATTCGCCCTGCCAACTTTCTGAGCGTGGGTAAAATGTGCCCCCGTTAAATAGCCATTTTGTAGAGTCAAAGTTAAGTGACTTAATAGCCGTCAAAGTTCCAGCGTCGTGCCAAGTACCCTGCACAACTGGCACAAATTTATTATACATACCGCCAATGCGACGGCCGAGAATTGTGCCTAGGTCCGCGCTTATTGCACTGGCATAACCGCTGAACCAGTTAGAACTTAAAACAAAAGTAGAGCCGTTATAAACAAAAATAGAGCCGAAGCCAAACGGGCCCTCGTCGTCATAGTATGCGGGCTCAAGTTCTATAAGTTGGCTGTTGCCACTAGCACCCGTTACGCTTACAGTCTGCTTGGTCGTGTGGGCAAAGTCCGGATTTTCAATAGAGCCATAAGGCTGCGCTGCTGTAATGGTACCCCAAAAGTTAATCTGGTTAGTAGTGTTGGCGGCCCAGTTGTTAGGCGCTACAAAGAAACCTTGCTCAGCCTCTATGTAATAGTCAACGAATAGACGCGTATACCCAGCAGGAACTTCAGGCATTACGAAGTCTAATACATGAGTATTCCAACTATTACGCGCGTTAGTAACTGTTAACTCCTGAGTCTGCCAAACGGGTGTAGCTACTGTATTATATGCGTTTGTAATTGGGCTGTATTGTGAAGTAGTACCGCCAGAGTTTTTAACATAAATGCGGTAATAGAATAAGTAACGCTGGTAACGCTTGGCACTGCTTGCGCTTAATGCTACAAAAGAGTCGTCAAACCATTTGCACAGCATGCGCACCCGTGTAGGCTTGCTGGCTTGTAGTGTCTTGTCAACTATTGACAACTCTATACTGTTATTGTCTGGCTCGGTCCTTAAAACAAATATAGCGTTTTGCCTCTCCTCTATAACATCCACGGCCCTAACTGGGGGCTGGTAGGTTAGCGTCGGCTTGGCTTCCCACTGTGGCCTTACATTAGCAGCAAGGCTAACGGCGTGGGCTGTGCTGCCATTGCTTTGGTAAGTACCCGCAGCGTTGTAAATTCTAGTAGTTAAGTTAGTAGCGTTATAGGCGTCGTCTGGTAAAATCCAAAACGCCCCGCTCTCTAATGTAATGCGACTGCCGTAAATGCTTAGCACTTGCTCTATAGCCTGCTTGCAAGTTAGTAAGTCTATATTTGTGCCTGCCTCGAAGGGGTCGGTAGTGTCAATAAATTGCACATCGGCGAAGGGGTCGAAGCTATTGTAAAAACTAAGCAGATTAAATTTAGTGTTAGCCAGTCCTTTGTAACTTGCCTGCGCGGTGTCATACATTGTAACCCCGTCGCGTATATAGGTATTTTCTCCCAAGGCGGTCCAGTAGTCGTCTAGCCCGCATAGTTCCAAAGACTTACGCACTATGTCCAAGCCCGTAGCCAAAGAGTCAGTAAACCAGTCAGGGCTTACAAAAAATCCCTCTAACAAGTTTAACGAGTCAACAGCCACCAAGTCAAACACTGGCGCCCCGTTAATGCTTTCGCGTAGGTAGTCGGCTTGGTCTGCAACCACTCGGCCCACATAGTAAAGCGCCTCTGCTCTATAAACTACAATAGCATAGCGGTTCTCTTGACTGTTGGCAATAGCTATAAAAGCATTTCGCACCGTGTCGCTAGGCATTACCCAGTTAGTCGAAATTCTACTAGGCCTACAAAAGTTTTCGTAATAAGTATTACCCTGACCTTGGCGCTCAATAGTAAAGCCGTCGCCTGCTAGGGTTAATTCTGTGGCGTCCTCTAGTTCTAGTAACTTTTCTAGTAAACAAGTTTCGCCCTCTTGGTAGCCTCCTGCTGCTGTTACTCTAGTAGCGTAGCGGCTTGCAAAGTTGTTAGCACTTGAGCCAGTGGCCCCGTCCCAGAGTTCTACTCTATACTCTATATTTTCGATGCTCAAAAACGAGCCATAATACTTGCGTGCCATTAACCCCGTTTGCTGTCTTTATTATAACGCTCTAAAACTATTGCCAAGTCTCGGCCTGCTATGGTAGTGCTTGCCACAAAGCCGCTGCTATTGTCGCCAGTTTTTAGCATGCCCTTAAGTTTGTCTAGCGGCGCTATAACTTCTGGGTTATTCCTAGCGTTAGGGTATTCACCAACTAAGCCCAATGTAGGACCGCTAACTATTCCACCCTCAGCGAATGCCGTAGGCTGTGGCCCTTTCTTAAGCATGCCGCTAATAGCTGCCGAGCCTGCCACCAATGCTATACCTGCTGCAATACCAATTTCGGGCCGCTTTAAAATAAACTCTTTAAAGGCTTTCGACGCGGTAGCCGTTGCAATTAATGCAGTACCAAAGGCCCGCATAAACTTAGCAACAGAACCCAGCAAGGCTTTGCCAAAGTCGTCGAAGCTAGTAATTTGCCCGCTCAGTATTCCGCCAATCATGTCGCCGAATGCCTCTACGCCCTCGGCTGTCATGCTGTTAAAAGCGTTATTAATAGCGCCCGCTGCCTCAGTCATTCTCTGTTCGTAGTCGCTCATTATAGCAATCTGCTCACCAGTGGCTTGTTTTAATACTGGGGCATATTGCTGCATTGGGCCAGTGACCGCGGCGAAGGCCTCAATAGTTGGAGCGCCTGCGCCAAATTGTGGCGTAGCTAACTTGCGCGCAGCGGCTTGGTTTGTTTGTGCTGTTGTTAAACCTTCTACTGCCTTAGTCTGTTCTTTAATTGCAGTAGTGGCTTTGCTAACTGGCGTAAGGCTTAAGCCCTGCGCGTTACTCATGTTTATAATAGCATCAATTTGCGACTGAATTTTAGCCGCGTTTTGTTCTGCTATTGTGCCTACATTCTTTTGACTTTCTATAAACTTCTGCACTTGCGCAGGACTTGCCCCGCTGGCATAGAGTCTATTTATTTCGGCTTGCGTAGAAAGTTGAGCCTGCTGTTTGCCTAGTTCGTACTCTAGCATTTTGGCGCTGAGTTCCTGCAACTTAGCGAAGGCCGCTTTGGCTTTGGCTTGCTTATAAATTTCGTTTGTTAAATTGGTAGTCGCAGTTTTTAACTCTTCGCTTCCGACCTTGTCTAAGTTTTGGTTAGCTAAAAAGTCTGGGTAAATTTTTTGTATTTCAGCAAGCGCATTTTTGCGCTCTACCATGCTAGCGTTGTGGTTATTAACTACGGCTAGCAAACCGCTTACGCTCTTTACTTCCTCTTCAAAATTCTTTAGGGTGTCGCTATTTATTTCGTTAAATAACTTTTGCTGCTCTGCTGCTTTCTTTATTCTGTCTTGGTAGTTACCTACTGCTATAACAATAGCGGCTAATGCTGTGGCTGCTAATGCCCAAGGCGCTGCTGCCATTGCTAAGTTAAATGCCCTTTGTACTCCCGTGGCTGTGCCTACTGCGCTAGCGTAAGCCGTTTGTGCAGCAGTTAACACTGTGGTCCGCAAAGCAAGCAAGCCCTGCATGGCTGCGCTCTCCTCTTGTAGTAAGGTTTGAATTTCCTGCAAGCCAGTTACGACTGCCATAACTGCTTGGAGTTTAACCATTGTTTTGGTTAGGTTCTCACTCTCTACACCCATTAAAGCAGTGGCGCCTTCTACAACTGAATACGCCCCAGCGACCGCCTGCACTGTTCCTATAACAGCGTCTAACCTTCTAGTGTCACTAGCAAAGTAGGACACCTCAGCGCGGGCGTCGCCGATGCTGTCTTTAATTCTACCCGCTTGCTTTATAATGTCATTAGCTACATTTTGAAACTCTGGCCCCAAGGCTCTAGCCTCCATAGCCAAGTTGGTTAACTGCCTAACAGTTCCAGCCGTTGGGTTCTTAGTTGAAATTGCAGCCAGTTTCTTTTCTATTTCGGTTGCAGCCTTGGCGGTCTCAGCACTCATTTTAGAGCCGCTCGACTGAATAGCCACAATAGCCTCTTGCAAACCTTTGCGCAGCTTCTCTATGTCTGCACCTATAACAATGTTTAACGACCTTGCCATTACCTAGTATAATTAATTATAAAGTCCTGAGAAACTTGGTAGACTCCAGCAAAGCCCGCTTCATCGTCGGTTAACTGTACCTCGCTGTCTAGTTCTATTGTCTGGCATTTAACGCCGTTAAAAGTTGCTGGCAATGTAGCAGCCTCAAACGCTGCCCTTACTTGCTCAGCGACCGCCGTAGCGCTTGCGAATGTAGTGCCAAAAGAATTAACCTGCACCCGTGCAAAGTCTGTACGGCTGTGGCTAGTGTTGGTAGGGCTAGTAATTATGCTAACAAGGTTGTAACTTATTGCAGGAAAAGCAGACTCTTGCGGAATGCGCAAGGGGTTTAAGCGTGTACTAACAAGAGCAGTAAGCCCCGCGTAGTTGCTAAGAATGTTATAGGCTATTTTTATAGGGGCGCTCATGCTTTGGCGTCTGGGGTTAACTTGTCAAAGACATGCGAATATAACTTAACTGCCTCCTCTATACTAATATAGTCGCGCTCCTCCCATGGAAAAGTTAACAAGCGTTTTGGCTCTATTGGTTTTTTTAAGTGTGGTGCCATAGAAGTAGCAACCGCCCAGCGCATAAGTTCCCACTGGTTCCTATACTCTTGAGTCTGCGCGGACCGCATGCCCTCAAGTTTTAACCGCCAAAAGTGGGGCGTGCATTTCCAAAACTCGGCCTCACTTAGCCCAAGTTCTCCATAACTGATGCGCTCAATTTTGCGCCAAGTAAGCGGGGCGCTGTCGCCCTTGGCTGTTACTTTCCCTCTGGCTCGTCGCTAGAAAAGAAGTCAGTAACCGCAGCAGTAAAAGCGTCAAGTGCAGGGGTTAACTCGGAAAATTTCCGAATAGCTGCGCCTAATTTGTCAACTGTTTTAAACGGTGTTTTTTCGCCCTTGGCTTCGTAGCCTTCAATAATTCCGTAAAATGCGCAGGCTAGTGCAAAGTCCATAGACTTGGCTAAATCCTTTTGCATGTTTAAGTCTGCAAAGTTTTCCATGCCAGCCAACTGCATTACATTTTTAAGGCTATTCATGTTAAACAAAAGGGGATGACTAGCACCCCCTATTTTAATTTCTGTGCTCATGGCACAAATATAGTAAAACAATTATTAAACTGAGCCAACGGTCAATGCGCCAGTACCTTGCAAGGTTCCAGTGAAAGTTGCTTTGTCATTGTTAGGAGCGCTCAAAGACAAGCTGCTAAAGAATGCTGAGCCAGTCATTTTTTGGTCGCCCGTGCTGTTAGTAGTCATTACAACAGTTACAGAAGTACCAGCTAACAAGTCGGCTAGGATGTCTTTAAAAGATTGGCCCTGCGTGCTTACGCTTGCGTCCTCTTCAAAAATCCCCTCTACATTTAAAGTGTAGCCGTACTCGCCAGCAATAAATTCTTTAGCGCCTGCGCTGTCTTTGTTGGTTACATCAATCATGTCTTTTGAAATGTCGATGCTGTGAGATGTCGCGTTAGCGATTTTAGTTAATGTGCCTGCTACATCTTTATAGATGCTAATAAGCGTGCCGTTTACTAATCCAGTAGTTGCCATGGTTATTTATATATTAAGTTATTTTTCTTTGCTAAGTCGCGTAGTATTTTGTCTACGCCTTTAATAATTCCCTCAGTTACTTTGTTTTTATTTTGGTCTAGGGCTGGGCGCATAAATGGGCGAGGCGCTAGGCTACCCGTATAGCGTCCGTTTGACTGTATGCGGGGCGCTGTGCCGTATTCCCACATTACGCCTAAATAGTGATTATAGTAATTACTATTTAAACCTATTAACACTTTTTCCCTATTTTGTTTGTCTAGTTTTGTAATGAACATAATAGACTCCGCCATATTACCAGTGTCTTTAGGCGCTAAATTCTGGGCCGTGTCTATAATACATTGAGACTCTTTTTTTATAACATCTTGTAACTGTTTGCTTTTAACATCCACGCCAATGGCTTCTAGTGCAGCTATTACTTCTGCAAGCCCATCCATTTTAGTTTCGCGTTTGTTTGCCATTACAGTGTAACTTCGGTTTGTAGTTTCAAATATAGGTTGCGCTGTAAATTTGCGATGTTAACAATGTTATGGGCTATGCCGTCCTCTACCACTCTATGCTTAACGCTCACGCTGGTATTATACCGAATAGTATAATTTACTATTTGCTTATGCTCTCTGCGGTCGGCGTTTACATTCTCATTACCAGACTGCGCCTCTACGCGCTCAGCCCATGCGGTAGCGTATTCGGTCCAAGTCTGCAACTTCTCCCCAGTGTTCGTGTCTATTGTCTCGGTGTAACTTTGTAGGCTCACCAGTACATCCATAGCCCCTGCATTCATTATACTAAAATTTGTATTTTATAAGGGTCCAACAAATAATGGAAGCCAAACTCTAGCGGGCTTTGAATAGTACCAGTTACAATAGCCTGCCTATTGTCATAATACTGAGCAATTAACAAAAGTGCAGCGTGCTTTATTGTCATTGGAAAAATAGTGTCTGGCTCTACGCTAGAAGTTCCAACTGGGTTAAAGCCCTCTGTGAGTTCTACTATGTATTTAATCCCGTCGTCTGTTACCAATGTCGGCGCTGTTTCTATAAAGATGTTACGGCTATATAAGCCCATTGGCTCAGGGCTACTAATCCAATCTGCTGAGTCGTAGGCTGTAATTGCGTTGCTGTCACTAATATAGAATACATTTGTTACAGACAAGCAGCGCGTGTTTAAACGCAAGTAGTTGCCGCTAGGTATATTGGTACCGTTAAGCGGGTTAACAAGCGCAGGCTGCCCTGTAAAGCCGTCGAAGCCATAGCGTGCCGTAGCCTTACGAATAGAGTAGCCAAGGTAATTACTGCAAGCCTCCACGGCCATAGCAATAAGCCCGCCTATGTAGGAGTCGTCTGCGTTGCTTGTTACGCGCAGGTGCTGCTTAGTTTCTGCTAGTGTAATGTAGTCAGTAGCGGCGTTAGCGTAGGCGGTATAGTGGCGTGCAATAAACATTTTTTATTCGGCGTCTAGTTCGGTTTCTGGGTTCACTGTCTTAGCCTTTTTTACTGGCTTGCTAGGTGAAGTAAGCGCTGGAATTTCAATAGCTACGCCTGCCTCGATTAAAAGCATGGCTTGCTTGGTTTCCATAATTACCTCCTCGCCCGCGTTGTAGGAAAGGTTAAACTGCCCAGAAGGGTTAGCAATAAATTTAATTTTCATATTAGCCCAAGGGTGGCGCAGTCAAGGCCACCCCTAGCACTCGGTCTTTAATGACTCCGAGCAGTCAAGTTATTAGGCTACAATGTCCTTACAAACTGCGAAGGCAGTAGGCTGCAACAAGTTACAATCCAAGTAAGCGTTAAGCACTACATTGGTTAAGCCAGCAGTAGCGCCGCTATAAGGGTCTACTGTCAACTCCATACCACCCCAAGAGGCGATAGCCATTTTAGAGAAGTCTCCAAAAATCATGGCCGACAATGTAGATGAACTACCTTTTGACAAGTTTGAAGGAACAAGTGTTGATGTAGCAACGGGGTACCCGTTCAAATCAAAACCGCCCGCGGGCCAAATGAAATTGCCTTCAACACCTGATGATTGACGGGGGATTGTTTGCAATGCCGCCTTCACCTTTGGGTTAGTCAAGTAAGCAACACCCTCACCGTTAGCGTTCTCTACGGCTTTCATCAAGTTAACAACATCGGCCCAAACTGGAGCAATACCGTTAGCGTTGGTAGCGTTAGAAGTCGCGCCGCCTGCAAAAGTTACATTTACATTGGCGTTGGCAATAATACCAGTAGGCTCGTTAGAACCACCGCCCTTAATAGCAGCAGTTTCCAAAGACTGAGCCATAGCGTTAAGGAGCCAGTTTCTTACATAAGCGTCAATGCTGTTAGAAGACTGAAGCATCAACTGGTTAGAAACTTGAATGTAAGCGGCCAAACGCTTAGGGCTAAATGTGATTTTAGAGAAGGCAGGGCTCTTTTCAGTAGCAGAACCGTTCTCAGTATTCCATCCAGCAGAAGGCACAGTGCTAGCAGTTGGCATGTCCAAGTTACCTACCAAGCCAGACAACTGCTGCACACCCAAACCGCGCAAAACAGTTTTAGGCAACAATACATCAATAATAGAACCTACTGAGGTTTGAACATTCACGCCACCCTCAGAACCAGCAGAACCGCCAGTTACAGACATGTCGCGTTTGAAAACTTCGCTAGGCACTTTCATAGAGTGAGCAGAAACAGAAACACCAGAACGCTGGAACTCAGCAGCAGCCATAGAGTTGAAC